GTGAACACATCGCCGTACGCAGCCCGCTGCAGTAACGGCAATCTCGACCAATGGTTTGAGCTGAGGTGCATCACTTGTTCGTATCCCGGCGATCCGATAACCACAGTCCTCGTGGCGCCATTAGCTTCACAATGTTCCACGAGCATGACATCCATCTTTAGTGAGGAGCTGATAACGGCCACCTCTTCTAGTGAGAGCTTGTCCGGAAGGCTAGCTGCCCACGTAGGATCTTTACCCAACATGGCCCCTACCAGACGCCTTGCCGCGGCTACGGTTGGAGCGCGATCGCAGTTTAGCACAATCTGCTCCCACCCACACACCTCAGCTATGCCGCTCGTCTCGTTGTCGGGTGGTCCTGCGCCTTCGAACTCGGCAACAGCTCCCTGTGGGACGCCCGTCACCACATCATATTGCTGCGAATGGTGCCTGAGTTTGGAAAATATCTGAGCCCGCTTCACGTGCTGGGCAACTTCAGCAGCGTGTACTGCTCTCGCCAAGCTCGGGTGGGCAGCTGTCGGCTCAGTGCTCTCGGAGCAGTGTGACCGGTGTGCCAGTTTATGTCCTCCGTAGTGTACGTCACTCCCAGCTACGGACGGGCAAATGCCCGCATATTGCCAAGAATTGTATAGCTCAACGGCTTCTGCTGGATCACGAAGGTCCTGGTCCAAGTCAATATAATCTGCGGGACCGAGCTCCTGGATCCTCAGTCCGTATTTCTTAATCAAAGCAAGCTTCTGTCTGATCATCGGTGCTGTCAACGGGACCGTGACCCGTCCTTGACTTCTAGTCCATACCGTATCGTAGGGGGTGAGGGTTGAACCGCGTTCTACATCCAACTCCAGTATCCTGAAACGGCGTAAGATTTGCAACTCGTTCGCGTCGGTTACCAGGTGGGCTGGGGTTAGTACATAGCTAGGGAACCAGACTCCGTGCAACTTGGGCCCGGAATGCAAGAACCCCGGTGCCGCGCGCAACGGTATGAGTTCGTGCTGCCACATAGACAATCTGTTGTAGTTCCATAAAATAGGCGGAACCAAGGTGCCGACCGGCACGAAGGACGCGTGCAAGCCAGTCAGCTCTAGAGCAGTGGTGGGCAAATGGAGCACCTTTGCCAAGATAGTTGCAGCGAATGTGCCAGGCCGTCTGAGAGCAGCAGAGAGTGCACGCACTGAACTCGAGAATGTATTGATGGTGACCGCTACCCCCAACCGTTGCGAGACCTCAGCCTCTACTACCTCTGAGAGCGTTCCCACCATAACTGATTGTGACGTAGACCATGCAGCCGTAACCGCGGCCGGTGAAGACAGGTGGAGCTGTCTCACTGCGTCCAACCCCACACCCGGTTCAACCATCCCCTCGAACCAGTCTTTCGAATGGACCGGTTCCGGGATGGTGAGCGGTGTGCCGATCACAGTCGCCAGAGGGATTTGTACGGCTATGTACAGGGCATCGTTCAACTGGTCGTCCAACCCGAACTTCATAGAATACATCTCCATGAAGCTTAGTATCATGTTGGGGTTAGCCCACCAGCTCGGAGCAGTAGTTGGTATAGTTACGGTGTGCTCGGATATTACGCACATGGGCGTGCGCAGGCGCCTGCGCCAAGCGCCGAATGGAGTCTTATAGACCACACCGTTTGGGCTGGTTTTTGCCGAAAAGAGTTCTTGGCTGGGAAGACAGCATAAGGTCCAAAATGTGGCATAGTCTTGCGGCATCCCGATGCAATTCACGATCTCTTTACCGAGCTCGGCTACGGAGCCGACCCAATTGACATCCTTATATATATTGTAAGCATAGCCGACCGCACGCTGGGAGAGTTTTGAACACACCAGTGCGCCTGTGGAGGCCGCTACGGCGTCGAAGTAGTATTGCCATGCTGCCACCAAAAGCGGCAGATGGTTGTCACCAACTTGCGCGCCCTTGGCCCTGTAGCGGAAAATCCACATTGCGTCATTTTCATTTCGCAACTGCAGACTGGTCTGCCAGAACTTTGCTGTAGTCGGGTCGAGGGTCTGTTGAATTTTCGTGAGAATTTGTGGGCTCACAGCGGCATTGTAGTGTTTTAGTGACGGGCGACCACGCAATTCAGAAGGTTTGTACGGTGAACCAGGGGATCCAGCTTCCGGCCATGCGATGCCCAATGAGGTTCTGTCAACCATTAGGGCATCAAACTGCGTGCCTTCCGCAGCATCG